TATTTAAATCAATATTTGTATCAGTGCTTAATTTATTCTGATATTTTTTAGGTAAGTTAGCGTTGAAAGTTATGATTGTATGCACAAAATTATTAATGAAATCTTTAGAGGTATCAAAACTTAAAAGCATTCCACCTTTAAAAAATATTTTAAATCTTTCTTTCCAAGAAAAATTAAATTCTACGTTTCCTTCTTTGATTTGTTTAATTTCCATAAAAATTTATACCTTATAATTTAAGATAATCCAACCGTTCATAGTCTCCAGTCTCTCCTTTAAACCATGTATTGAAAGATAAAGTTGCTCTTATTTTTTCACTTGGGTTAGGTTTTACATCATGAGCTAAGTTAGAAGGGAAAATAATTAAATTACCTTTTGTAGCGTTTACGGTTAAGCTTTCTTCTAGATAAGGTGTGGATCGTTCTTTTCTAAATGTGACTTGTTGAGATAATTTAGTTGGGCTATGAAACTGTGTTTGCGTATGCTCACCAGTTAAATAATAAACACCACTATAAATACTATTAGGATGACGATGTAAGTGATGTCCTTCACCTGGTTTACTAATTGTAAGCCATGATTGAGTAATATATATTTCGGCTCTTTTATCAAAACCCATTAGATTATGATGATAATTATAAACATGTTTTAACACAAATTCTTTCAAACCTTTTAATTCTTCTCTTTCTAAGAACTCATGGTCTTTGCTTGTATAGTTTAATAAATTTAAATGTGCTTCAAGATTTTTAAAACATTCGTTTTCTTTTTCACTTATTTCATATTTATCAGAAGATAGATAAACAGGTTGTGAAAATAATTCTAATATTTGACTCATTAAAAACCCCAACTTACAAAAGAATAACGAGTCCCCTCTGTAACATCTTTAACTCGGTGTGGATATAAAAAATTACTTGGAAACAATAAAATATCTCCTTGTTTTAATTTAACTTCATGGTCATCATTAAATATAAATTCACCGCCAGTATAGTTGTCATTTAATACACCCACAACAGAAATTATAGGAATACCTTTGTTTTTACCATCAAATATAGAATGAATATGATCTACATGATTTGCCATGTTCGTACCTACTCTATATCTATTAAATCGTATTGTAGTTAATGCGGTAATCCATGAAGTAACGTTATGTTTTTCTCTATACTTTTCACAACATTTTATAATCACATCTTGTAAAAACTTTTGTTCTTCTCCAGCAGACAAAACTTCTAATTCTTTATCGTTTCTAGCACCTACAGTTTGACCTTGTTCATTAGACCATAAATGAGAACTCCATTGTTTCTGTTCAAGAGAGCTTATCAAGTGATTGCAAAAATCTTTTTCTAAAGCATTTTGAACATCAATGTAATCGTAAATCTGTTTCATGTTAAATTTTCTATCACTTGATTATGTGTAATATACTCTTTAGTAGAGCTAAACAAGTCTTTATGTCGTTGCACTGCAAAGGATTTTAAAGGCGAAGCTGCGTTTAATTCTTTTTTAATATTTTCTACATCAAATTTATTTAATGCATGTAATAAAATAATCCAATTCGGAGCTCTAAACATATGCCAGCCAATATTAAAATCGCTATTTCTAATCATTCTTAGTTTTGCAATTTCTAATTTTTCTTTTACTCCATCTAGAATAGGTAACGATTGCATATCGTTCCAAAACAATGTGTCTTGTCTTTTAGTTAAATAATGAAGTTGAACAAATTCAATTAAATTTGTAAATAAATAATCATTATGTTTGTTAAAAGATTTTTTATCTAATGATGGCAAAAACTGGTTAAGACAAAAAGCTTGTTGAATAATACTACCAATAGATGTGGCTTCTAAAGGCTCTACAAATCCAGCAGATAGTCCAATTGCTACGACATTTTTATACCAAAATGTTTTTACTCGACCTGCTTCAAATTTGAATGAACGAACTGGTTTTATTTTTTGTTGGTACAGTGATTCAATTTCTTTTAAGGCTTGGTCTTCTGTGGTGTGGTTTGAGCTATAAACATATCCATTACCATATCTTTCTTGAGTTGGAATTTTCCAATTCCACCCAGAATTCATTGCTCTTGATAAAGTCCACGCATTATACTGCTGTTCTTTAGTAGTAGGAAAAGCAAAAGCTCTATCTAAAGGTAAATATTTTTTATAAGAAATATAAGGAACCTTTAATTCTTTCTTTAATAAAAAACTAGAAAACCCACTACAATCAATAAATAAATCCGCCTCATAGTTTTGTTTTTCTCCTACTAATTGTTTAATATTTCCAGTTGTGTCCTTAATAACACTTGTAATAATGTCTTCAAATATATTTATCTTTTTGTTTAAACAAAGTTTATTTAAAAAGTTATTTAATTTAAAAGTATCAAAATGATATTGTGAAACTAAATCTTCATAATTTTGTTTAATAAATTTATTGTAATATAAATTTTGATGAGCCATATATTTAGCATTAATATTTCTAGATATTAAATTAGCATACAAATAATAATAGTCTCCAGTTTCTTGACTAAACTCAGCATTAACTGAATGAAGAAAAGGTTCTTTAGTCCATCCTTCGAACATAATTCCTGACTTCAACGTTGCTTTAGTTTCTTTAATTAAATCTTTAAATTCAATTCCAACGTAGTGCATAAACTCAGCCCAATGTTCTGTAGATCCTTCGCCTACACCAACAATACCAATATCGTCAGATTTAATAATACTAACATTGTAATTAGGAAATTTAGTTTTGATAATTAAAGCGGTCACAAGACCAGCTGTTCCAGCACCAAGAATATTTATGTTCATATTGTAATTGAAGTATTTGTATTGTCCCAGTCTTTTACATCAATCATATTAAAAGCTAAACTATATCTCCTATCAATATCAGAAGGCATTACAAAATGTTTCATAATTGCATCAAATAAAATAAATCTTCCTTTAACAGGATTAATTACTTGTTGTATTTCTGGGAAACTTGTCCCTGGTCCACCTTTTGTAAGATACAAAACACCACAAAAAGCTGAAGCTTCTTGATGAGAATGACAATCGGTTGAATCTCCTTTATTCATTAATACTCCCCAAGAGTCTTTAATTAAAAAAGACCTTTGCCATATTTTTTTAATATCAGGTTGAATTAATTTTAAAAAAGCATGAAAATCAGGGTCTCCATTAAATCTTTCAAATGCTGTCATGTGAGGAACATTTGTTTTATGGCTTAATGTTGGATCAATATTTAATTTTATCTTTTCTATTAAACGATCACAAAGATCCATGTCTGTTATATCATTAGACACAATTTTAACTTTCTTTTCAATAGTAAATTCTAAATCTTGCATTATATTCGATCTACAAATACGGTAGTTATTGTTTCATCATTTTTAATATTACGCCAACCAAAATCATATGCATTTTTATATTTTTGTTTTAAATAAAAATAAGCTTCTGGATTCCAATTACCATTATCTAATATTAAAAGATTCTGATAATTATAGACATCTATCAAGTTTTTAGCAATTACTTCTCTAGAAATATTTTTATAGTTGTTATCTATCAATATATATTGAGCTTCTTCAATTGATTGTTTAAAACTAGGTTCGGCAATAGTTTTAAAATTAAAAGGTTCAATTACTACATTTGATAATTTTAAATTTTTAATATGTTGAATATAAACTGGATCATCTTCATACGAAATAATTTTTTTAAAGTATCTACTAAAGTAAATTGTTGAATTACCACATCCAAATTCAACTAAATTAAAATTTTTAGTATTTTGTTTTTTAAACCAATCTAAAAAACTAAATGTTAATAAAGGAGTTGGTTCTAGCATTACACGTAGTTAATATTTATATTCAAACGTAAATCTTGATCGGTACAGGTTGTACTTTGATGGGGTTTACTGGTATCTAAGAACACAGCTCTATTAGCAATACTTTCAACTTTAGTTCCATTCTCTAAAATTGTATAACCATTGTTATCGTTGATGTGAAATATCAAACCTCTATGGGGAACAGGTAAGTCTGTATGTTTAGTATGTGTAAATTTATTTTCGGTTGATGGGTAACAGTTGGCCTTAGCTCTAATTAAAGAATAGTAGGTAAAATTATCTAAGATAGGAATAACTACTGCTTTAAAAAAATCACTTCGGATAGAATTATCTTGATAGAAATAATGCACAAAATGATAAAGGTCATTGGACTCTGGGGAAGCAGTCCCTATCTTATAATAATAGGGTAGATCAAAAGTGACTATTTTTTGTATTTTTTCAAATACTTCATTATCAAGAAAGTTATCTATTACTTTTAGGTCACTCATCTTATTTACCGTAGTACTATACTATTGTATAATAATCTAGTAAAATTAGGCATGGCTTTAACTAAAATACCATTTAAATCAGGGTTTAATAAACAAATCACAGATACCCAAGCAGAAAATGTATGGGTTGATGGGGATAATGTACGTTTTAGATATGGTCAACCAGAGAAAATTGGTGGTTGGCTACAATTAAATAATAATACTTTAATAGGAACAGCTAGAGCTCAACATACTTTTACGGATTTGGATGGTCGTAAATACGCAGCTATTGGAACTAATAGATGTTTATACATTTATTACTCTGGTGATTTTTATGACATTACACCAATTGATCCAGATCGACAACAAACTGGTGCAGATATAACAACTACAAATGGTTCAACAACGGTTACCATTACAACATCAAGTGCACATAATTTAGAGATAGGGGACATCTTAACATTTGAAAACGCAGGTTCTTTTACATCTCCTGATACAGATTATGTAGCAGCAGACTTTGATAATCAGTTATTTGAAGTTAAAACAGTTCCTTCTGCTACTACTTTTACTATTGAAATGCCTACAGCGGAAACTGGTACGGGAGCCACGAACGACGGAACATTGGATCCTTTACCTTACATTTTAGTAGGTGAGCTTGTGCAAACTTTAGGATATGGATGGGGTGCGGGAAGATATGGAGCATCTACATGGGGAACTGCAAGAACAACTTCAAGCACTAATATTGACCCAGGAATATGGTCTCTTGATAATTATGGAGAAATTTTAATTGCAACAGTTCATAATGGTAGATCATTTGAATGGTCTCCTATTCATTCTAACGCCAGTGCTTTAGTAACTAGGGCAACAAGTATTGTTAACAATCCTACGAAATCGGTAATGACAATTGTCTCTGATAGAGATAGACATTTATTTCATTTGGGAACTGAAACCACTATCGGTGATCCTACTACGCAAGATAAAATGTTTATTAGATTTTCTAATCAAGAAGAAAGATCTGTTTATCAACCAACTTCAGTGAATACAGCGGGAACATTTCAACTTGATTCTGGTACTGAAATAAGAGCTGCGGTTCAAGGAAAAGATTATACCTTTGTTGGCACTGATACCTCAGCATATATTATGCAATATGTAGGCCCTCCATTTACTTTTTCTATTAGACAGGCAGGTTCTAATTGTGGAGTCATAGGACAAAACTCAATGGTGTTTGTGGACACAACAGTTTATTGGATGTCTGACGAAGGAGGATTTTTTGTTTATGATGGTTCAGTTAAAAAGATCAATTGTTTAGTAGAGGATTTTGTTTTTAAAACAACAGGAAATAATCTTGGTTTAAATGCGAACGCAGGACAACAAGTATATGCTTCACATAATAGTTTGTTTAATGAAATTATTTGGTTTTATCCAGATGCATCTAGTCAATTTGCAAACCGAATGGTGGTTTATAATTATTTAGAAGGAACTTGGACAACAGGAACATTAGCTAGAACTTCTTACATTGATAAGGGTGTTTTTGATAAACCGTATGCCACAAAATTTGTACAGAATAGTGCGCCTAGTTTTCCAAGCGTTAATGGTATTTCAGCATCACAAGGTAAAAGTATTTATTATGAACATGAAACAGGAGTTAACGAAGTAGATGCGAATGGAAATAAAACAGCTATATCTGCTTTTGTTAAATCTGGAGATTTTGATTTAGATGTAAATGGAGATGGTGAATTTTTTATTAAAATTAGAAGGTTTGTTCCTGACTTTAAAAATTTACAAGGAAATGCTAAAGTAACTCTGGATTTAAGAGATTTTCCAAATCAAACTGCAGTAAGTTCTTCGTTAGGGCCTTTTACGGTAACCTCTTCTACTAATAAAGTAGATACACGTGCTAGAGCTAGATTAGCTGCTGTTAAAATTGAAAATGATGCGGTAGATGAAAATTGGAGATTAGGTTTATTTAGATTTGACTTTCAACCAGACGGTAGAAGATAATGGCTAAAATTACAGTATATATTCCAGAACCTAAAGAACAGTATGAAGTTACTAACCAAAGACAAATTACTGCATCTTTAGAAACATTAAAAAACCAATTAAACTTTGCGTTTCAAGAAGATTTAAGAAAAGAAATGGAAAGATTTACTTGGTTCAATACAAGGTTCGGTTGCTAATGAGTGATTGTAATAATGTAAATACAACAGGATCAACAACACCTTCATCAGCTGAAATAGATTTTTATCTTGCAGTTGCTAAAGGTGACTTTACTGGTTA